ATGACAGTGTTGTCGGCTTCTGAACCTGCTGTTGCTCCACCGTCACCGAACGCTGTTGCGCGGTTCTGGATGGTCATTGCAACCATGCCTGTGCTGTGTGCGCGGATTGCCCCACCTCTTGTTGAACCACCAGACCAGTAACCGATTTCAGTAGTGTTACTGACGGTTGTTTTTACATTCTTGCCAATAGCTGAGGTGTTGGTGCCGCTAGCCTTGGCGCTGTAACCGATAGCGGTGCAGAAGTTACCGCTGGCTTCGGAGAGATCGCCGATAGATGTGGAGGCAAACCCCGTGGCTTCGGAGTTGTAACCCACTGCTGTGGAGTAGCTACCACTGGCCGTGGCGCTGTAACCGATAGCGGTATCATACCCGTAGTAACCACTGGCTGTGGTGTTGTAGCCCACTGCTGTGGAATATCCGTAGTTGCCGCTGGCCGTGGTGTGGCTGCCAATGGCTACGGATTCAAGGCCACTAGCAACCTTCGCGACGTTATCGCGAATCGCTTGAATGTTAATCGCATTGTCACCGCGAGCATTGCCGCCTAAGTCACCGATGCTGACTGCTCCGCTAACGTCTGTTCGGATTTTGAGGTGCTTGGCGCGGACAACTTGCTCACCTGTTGCTCCATCTACCTCTGCGGCTGTGGCGAGTTCAATGACGCCTGTTGCGGATTCAGTTGCCACTTGTTTGATATTCCCAAATGCAATAGGAGCATTTGCCAAGTCGCTTAGATTATTTGATTTTTGCCCATATCGCGCATCTCCCCGCGCATCATTATGATATTGAGAATGGTCATCATCCGCCAACCCTGCGAGGCTTCCATGGTCTCCATCAGCACCCTGTTCTCCTTGAATTCCTTGAATTCCTTGCTCACCTTGTGGTCCTTGAATCAGTTTAAGCTCGTCAGGATCTCCTATTGCTCCCGATCCATCTTGAACAACTTCGATAATCGAAGTTAAATATGGAACTATAGACCCACTACTATCTTGGATCGAAATAATCAGATAATAGTTACCCTCAATCAGGTTTGACTCGGTTGAATCAAACTCAAACAGCCCATGTTCCTTTGATAAATCGTTCCAAGTAGATTGAACTAATGAAACATCAAGAGACGATAAAGATAAAACTTTAAGCATGACTGAAGAAACATCAGCCGCAGGTGGCAATCCTCCAGTCATAGGCTTAACTTCTAGAATAGCAGTTGAAACAAATGCTAAGTCAGTAATAATAGACGCCGCAGCAAAACCCACTTGAAACGATAAAGCAGATCCACGACCGAAAGAAACAGAGTCTCCTGTGATTATGTCGTTTGCAGTGCCGAGGTTTAGTCGATCAGCAAGCAAGCGGATTTTGCGTTGGTTAGCCATTATTTTTGTGTTGAGATGAATTCTTTCCAGCTATTGACGTTATGACCCAAGTCATCGTCTTTTTCTGGAGCGCCCAAAACATCTTTCAAAGCGTTAAACTCAGCTTTGGTGATTCCGAGTGCTTCAACGAGCTTCGGAAAACTAGACGCGAATTCGTCGTCTCCATCTGTCTTATCATCTTCTGGAACTTTGGTGACGTATTCTGCTCGCCCTGCACCTACAAGATCCGCCGCAATATCTGCAGACACCTCTGGAGTCTTTATGTCATAAGGAGAAAAACTATTTCCTCCTGCACTACATGCGCTTAAGATTCGAATTTTCATAATTTTATTAAATTGTGATCCGTCAGGATTTAAAATCTCGATGCCAAAATGTTGACAATCCGCAATAAATCCGTGTTTGAATCGATTATAATGTTTGAAATGCTCATTCTGAAGTTGGGTTCTCCATTTCCAGTTAGAACAGTGGTTATTACCTCCATCAATACCAACAGCAACAATTGTTCTAATACCCATAATGTAAAGGATTTGAACTATTGAGCCAAGGGTTCCTTCCCTTTGCGTCAGTCCTTCCTTTGCCATTTTCTCAGGTGAAAAGTCAAAAGTATGTTTGTTGGGATGGTCAGTATACGACACTAAATCAACATCATTTCGTTGAATAGAGTGGTGGAGTTTTGTTGTTCTTTTGGGCTGGAAAATTGTAAATCCTTTAGGAAATAAATCTTGCCAATCCACGAACCCATCATTGGAAAATCCATAATCTGGGTTTGGAATTATTTGCACTGTATCATTGATACAACACGTAATTCCATCAATATCATCAGGGTTTAAAGATGAAAGAGACGGACCCTTCCCAAATACCCACGCCTTCTCACCAGCGTGAATACCTAAAAAGCAGGAAAGGTCCGAACTCATCTTATCTTAACCCCAAGGGATTAGGTGGTAACGAAGTCATCACCAGCCGCGAAGGACTCAGCACGACGAACACCACCATCATAGTAAACTGCAGCGTGAATACGAGTCATGCCAGTGGTAGCCTGAGTTACCTCATCAACGAGGAACTCCATACCAGACCATTGAGCAATAACGTAATCAACAAACGATCCGAAGATAGCAGCCGAAAGGACTGTGCCCGAAGAACCCTTGGCAATAGTTGAAGGAACACTAGTCGAACCAATGAAGCGATGCTCATTGACAATTCCACCAGAATTTTGAGGAATGATGAAACGAGAAGCGTCACCAACAGTGCCACCACTAAGAGGCTGTTGCTTGAGTTTACCAACCATCTTAGTTGAAAACAAATAAGCAGCAGAATCCATGGCCGCATCTACACCAGTAAGGGCAGATTCAAGATTCACAATATCAGCCCAAAGAGGAGCAGCGCCGTCGGCATTTGTTGCATCAGAAGCAGCACCTCCAGCGAAAATAGCACCAATACCAGCAGTTCCTAAAATACCACTCGCGCCTACAGTGCCAGCGCCATTGATAAACTGAGTCTGCATTACAGAACGCAGAACCATTTCGATATGATTGCGAACCAGAGTTTCAAGATTACCTTCTTGGGACTGGATAAACAATTGGTTCGAAACGTCAACAAACGTTGGCAAACGCTTAGGCGAAAGACTGAGCATCGCAGTAGTAGGACTAATTTCACTAGCCGCACCGTTTTCTGCCTTGCCTACAGGATCATTAGGATCTTTGACAAATCGAGGAATATCAAGATTACCAGTAAGACCAGTAAGAACCGTTGCACCAAGTTGACCAAAGATCGAACGAGGGAAAAGACTCTCAAGAATAGAGGCTTTCTGAGTAGCAATTGTCATACCACCTTGATTAAGACCAGTGCCCCCAGTAGCAGTCATGTCACGTTGTTCGGGAGTAACACCAAAAGCAAGAGACGACACCATCACGGAATTACCACGACGACTAATACCTGCCAACTCAGATTCTTTGCGGCCTTCTTGAACCATTTCGCCTTCAATGCCGTTGATTGGGCTTTTATCAACCAAACAACGAAGAAGATTCCCAAGGGAAAACTGAGCAATATCATCTTGTTGACCACGAGACAAACCACCTTGAAGAGATGGATCATATCGAGGTGTAATTACTTGACCTCTTGGCGTTGGAATTGTGCGCTTTTCAAGTTCAACTTGACGAGCAGCACGAGATTCACGACGAGATTCGACGTCGATTTGCTTATCAATAGACCGCAAATCTTTTTCGATAACGTCAAGTCGTGTGCGCTGTTCTTCACTGAGAACCATAGTAACCACCTGACTGTCACCCTCACCCTCGGTTCGTTTTTCTTCGGGATTGTCAAGAATATGAGATTCTTGGTCAATCATCGAACGACGAGCGTCAACCATATCATCCATACTAGAACCAAGTGCAGGAATTAAGACTAGTGCTGGCAAAGCTGCCATCACTCCAACAGTAGCACCGAGAGACAAAAGCTGCTCGCTACCACAAATACCAACTGACGCAAAAGCGAAAGCTGATAGAACAAACGCGAAAATCATCGCAATTATTGTTTTATGTTTCATTTGTATTTTATTTATGTGTGTTTTGTTTATCGACGCCGACGAGCAGCACGAATTTGATATATTTCATCTGCAGACCTACGAGAATCTGAACCAGACGGAACAGAAAGTTTTTTAAATTTATCAAGGGACCGAACACCAACTTCGGTATCCTTATAAGCTGGGAAAGTTACTGGACTAATTTCCATCAAATCAAGGTCAGTAATTTCTCGGAGATCAGTAACAGCACGATCATCCGAAATTACCCAAGTTTCCTCTTTAATACGAAATCCAAATGACATTCCAGTAATATCACCACGTTCGATCGAAACTTTAGCATCGCGTCCTGCCGTTGTGTCAGGCAAATCGAGTTCAAATCGTAATCCTTTAGAATCCTCAACAATCACCAAGGTTCCTGCGTTTGTGCGACCTAAAATTAAAGAAGTGTCATGGTTCCACAAACCACGAACGTCTTGATTTTCTTCAATCGCCCGCTTGAATGCTCCAGTTTTGATAACTTCACGAAACCAAATCATATCAGTTTCGGATTCATAAAGCGCCGCATACCCATGAAGAACACCAACACTATTAGCGTTCTGAGACTCACGAATTTCAAGTTTTTCAACAATTTGAAACCGTGTTTCTGTAGTGTCTTTAGTCTTCAATTGGTTCGTTTGAGTCATTATTATCTCTTGGTTCTCCAGCAGGAATCATATTGGTAGGTTCTAAATAAATTTGTCCTTTATCATCTGGCAAAGGATTCATATTTTCTTTGGACCGAACTTCATCAACGTTCATCCATCCCCATTGTCTCGCTTGCGCATAAGCCGCATATCGAGTTTTCAAATCTCCTCGGAGAAGTCCATCAAGGTTATGTTCAATGAAATAAACTTTTCTGTCACGTTTTGAAAGTAATTTTTTGTTTAATACCTGTTCCTGATTAACACAAATTGGGCGAATGGTATCAATAACAAACGAAAGATTTTCTTGCTCAACGTTGGCACGTGGCATATTTTCAATCAGTCCCAATTTATGAGGTGGAACTCCAAACACTCTAGCAATTGCTTTATCCTGACGTCCACGAGATTCATCAAATTGAGAATCTTTATTTTCACTTCTAGAAGCCTCATATTTAAGACCTTCTTCTAAAACCATCATCTTGTAGGAATTTTCAACCCCCTGATGCTCGTTATTCATCTCGTTTTTCAATCGACCATAAGCTTTATCACCTAATGATTCAGGATGGGACAAGAAACCCGAAGGTTTGCTATTGTTTTTAAAGAAACTAGCTGCATTCTGTTCTAATGCGATTGCAAGACCAATAACGTTGCTAACAGATGAAACTAAATCTTGGTGTGTAATTCCATCGGTAGTAAAATTCTTCATGTGAAGAACTTCATCATAATTATACCATTCACCTCTTATACGATAAAATAATTGTCCATCTTGAATTTCACTATCTTCGACATCCTCGGGTCTAACTGGGACAATTGAATCAATACCACCTCCAACAGTTCTATGGACAATTGAATAACTACCATTTCGAAGACAATAATGGAATTGATTTGCAAACCTCCATTCAGTAGATGTCATTAACTCATTAGGTGAGTTGTGCAATAAATCATAAAGCTCGTGCTCTGGTGCTGGTTGCTTTCCTCCGTTCGGAAGATGCTTATACACCGTGAGGGGGAGCGTTGATATTGTCCGAGAGATCAAAGACACGGAAGCATATACCGTGGCCACGGACAATGCCGTTCTAGGATTTACCGCAACCCCAGCGTTAGAAAAAGTCCCATGAATAAGGTTTGATGCCCAAAGTTTCCATGCTCCATCATTAGAAGGAGCGTTTGGATTAGGTATTGCACCATCCTTAAAACTACTAGTATGCACAGTTGCTCTAGTAGATAGAGGGTCATGAGGTTTAAGCAACATACTATAATCCTATCACGCGGAAAACACGTGTCAAGTATTGCCAAAACTTACAATTTACGTATGCCACGAGATTCGTAAACCGAAGTTTTCTTTTCTAAACCTAATGATTCATTAAATAATAATCGTCCCAATGCGTTGATTGTTGCTGCTATGCCGTCAATTCTACTATTTGATTTAGCTTTATCAGGTTTGATGTTTTCGTTGCTATCCATTATAATAGCTGTATTACTAGCCATATACCTGAGTATTGGGTCGTTATTGTGTAAAAATTTATGTTGTAATACAAACTTTTCTAATTGAAGTGTAGGATATCCCAAAGTTCCGTGTCCTTGACGCATTAACACCATTTCAATTCCTTCGGTATGTAGTTTATTAGAAATCTCGATTGCTTTCCAAGGGTCAAACCCAATTTCCACAATATTGTAAATTTCCTTCAGATCCATTATATCTTTAAAAATAAAATCAAGATCAATAGCATTTCCAGAAGTCAAAACTACTCGTCCTTCCTCTACCCAGAGATCCCAAGGAACTTTGTCGCGCATTACACGTTCTTTCATGTTATCTTCTGGGAGGTAATATCTAGTTACTGCCTTAATTTCCTTATTATCATCCAAAAACAACATACTAAACGCAGTAACATCAATAACTGAAGACAAATCTAAACCTCCATAACATTTTTTACCTTTTAATTCTTCTAGTTTGAAAAGTTTATCTCCATCGAGGTGAGTTTGGTCCCATTCTTCCATTTTAAGCCACCCACCCTTGGAATCTTCCCAAATGTTTAATTGCTTAATTTTAAATGGTTTGACGCGTGAAGGAATCAAAGTAGCTTTAACTGACTGTTCCTCCATATAACTTAACAGTTTAGCTCCACCAAGTGAAGGATTAGCCATATACCACACATCAGGATTGAGCCAAAAATCTACTGGGTTTTCATCTATAATTTCTTGATCAACAGTGTAAATAATAGGTAAAAAAGTGTGATCTACATACATTCCATTTAAATATCCATCAAGTAAAGCTTCGGAATGAATTCGTTGACGATAGCATAAACTATTAATGTTATCTCCCGCTGTAGTAATTTTGAAAAAAATAGGTTGAGACCGATTACCCATACCATCTTCAATAACATCTGCCAACCCATCATCTTCCCATTGGTGAAGTTCATCCGCAATAGCTCCATGAGGATTAAGACCATCCAATTTTTTAGAATCCGAAGCGAGAGGGACAAAAGTTGAATTAGTAGAAGGCATTTCTAGTTTTAGCCACCCTTGTTCAACATATTTTGAAAGTTCAGCGTTTTTCTTTACTATTTTACAAGCGTTAGTCCAAACAATTTTTGCTTGTTCTCTCATAGTAGCTACGGAATAAATTTCCGCGCCTTCTTCTCCATCAGCAACTAATAAAAATAATCCAATTGCTGCTGCCAAAAACGATTTACCATTTTTCCGAGGAACTTCAAGATAAACATCTTTATATTTTCTTAACTGAGTTATTTTGTGCACCCAACCAAACATCATACCAGTTACAAACGACTGCCAATCTAACAATTCAAAAGCTTGGTTTGCAAAATCTCCCTTCCAATGATGAATAACTGTGCAAAACAAATAAAACCTATTAGCAGAATCTAACGAAAATTCCCAGTTATAATCTTTTTCTGCTCGATTTAATTGAACTAAATGAATTTCACAGAGTTGAAAAATTCGCTTACACGAAGGTATTTGTTTTGTTATTATTCTGTAAGCATAATCAGTGCATGGATCATCAATTTTACCCTTAATCATAGAAGTCAAGTGATTTGACTTCCACTCAGGTTTAATTTTGTCTCGGGTTGCTGAGGAGCATCGCGAGTGGACTGGTTTTGTCTTCGTTTTCATCTAATATGACTTTTAATCTGGCGGAGGGTGTGAGATAAAATTGAGGTAATAGGCTTCGAATTCGGTCAAAAGCTTTTCCCTGTGCTGCTACTTCGGGATATGACGTATGCCGAACATCTCCTTCACGTGTTTCAGACTCATAAGACACTCCCTTTTCTCGTATGAATTCTGAACATCTAATATATTCGTCAAAAGAAGTAGCAAAAATGTACATTGATACAGAATCCGCCATATCAATTACTCCCAGTTTAGTCAGTATATTAACTAAATCCTCATAAATTGCTTTAGATCTTTTATTATCGGCAGATTTTTTCTTAATACCATAGTCAATTGGTTTAGAATCTCCAGTTTTTAAGCCTTTTTGCCTATGTTTTTCTTTGTTAGTAGTTGTAGGTGATTGTATCATAATTATTTAGGTTTTAAATTTGAGAGTAATTAAACCCCACGGAATATTGGAATAATATATCACTCTTTTTCGTGC